CGAGTGCAACATGGACGCCTGAAACAACGGCGAGTTCAACATGGACGCCTGAAACAACGGCGAGTTCAACATGGACGCCTGAAACAACGGCGAGTTCAACATGGACGCCTGAAACGGAAGCGAGTTCAACATGGACGCCAACATCAAAACCAACTACTAATTGGAGTTAAATATGGCTTTGAGTGATATAAGAACAAGAGTAGCTACTAATATAAACAGGGATGATATTCCCGATACGGCGGGCGGCTTAATTGACCGATGGATTAACGATGCCCAAAGAAGGATATGCCGTTCTCATAACTTTGCGTTTATGGAATCGGAGACTGATACTACCTTGGTAGTCGACCAAAGAAACTACGCCCTGCCAGATGCGTCAGGTTCTGCTCTCAGGTTTAAGGTTGAGATAAGTCTTGAGATTATATCGGCGGGCAATGATAGACACAGACTAAAAAGAATTTACAAACAGGACGCAGAGAAAAAAGACGAATACATATCTACTACTAAATCCCGTACACCCAGACACTACTCGCTTCAAAAAGGACAAATCTACCTTTACCCCAAACCCGACACCGCATTAACTATGAATCTTGAATACTATGGTTTTTTGGACGATCTCTCTGATGATACAGATACCAATGATTTAATAGACGACTATCCTGAAGTTGTGGAGGCACTGGCGACAGCCTTTGGATATAGATATGCTTTTGAAGAGGAGCGGGCAAACTACTGGGAACAGAAGGCCACTGCTTTAGTGAATGAGATGATAAAAGAAAGCCAGAGCAATAAATTCGGTAATATCGAAGAGGGAATGGAACCGGAGGCCGGTGCAGGGACATGGCCGAGAAATAGAACTATTTCAGATATTTTATGGGAGTTTATATGAGCAATTTAATTACTCCGACAAAACTTTTAATTTGTACGACATGTAAAGTTATACAGGCGGAAGATAAGTTTTATATAAATCGCCGGAATAAGCGAGGACGAGCATATAAGTGCATAAAATGCACAAAAATATATGACAATCAGCCTGAAAGAGTGGTTTGGCGTAAAGAGCGTTGGGAGAATCGCAAAAAGGAAATGGAGACAAATCCTTTATTGAGAGAGTACCAAAGACATATATCACTCAAAAGCAAGTATGGAATAGGCATAGAACAATACAACAAAATGATAAAAAAACAAAATTATTGCTGTGCAATATGTGGCATCTTTGAAAAGAGAGCAACACATAAACGCCTTTGTGTAGACCATGAACATATTACCGGACATGTGCGTGGTCTACTTTGTCATAAGTGCAATACCGCGTTAAGCGTTGTAGAAGACACGACTTTCGTAGCGAATGCACGAAACTATTTAATGGAAACAATTACAAGGGAGTTTATCTAATGGCATTTACAAACACATGGGATGAGACGACCCCTACAGGCAGTGATAACGCAAGTACGGCAGATGACTTTTTCAGGAAACACCGTTTAGATTTAGGTGAACGGCTAGAAGGTATGTTCTACGGTTTCAACGCCGACTCGAACGCTTCTCCAGAAAACGATACCGGAATCAAGAACCTGAAACTATATAAACAGTCCGGCGATCCAACTGTAGTAACTGACTTTGGGCATTTTTATGTCAAATTAGTTAGCGGTGTACCTGAGTTATTCTATCAGGACGACGAAAATACCACATTGCAACTTACTTCCGGTGGAAATCTAAAGAGTACGGCTGGACTTACCATTGACGGCGCTTCTACTTTAACAGGCGCAGTTAGTTGCGCTTCAACTTTGGATGTTACGGGAAATATAGACCCTACTTCTTACGAGACAACTAACGGCGGCTTTCTTGACGAAGATGATATGAGTTCAGACAGTGCTACGAAAGTAGCAAGCCAACAGAGCATTAAGGCCGCTATAGATGCAGTAGATTCTGCTGATGATTTTACGCCAACTTCTTATGCCGGAGAGAACAGCATCACGCTACCGAATGGAATGGTTATGAAATTTGGACATGAAGCTGGTGTTGTCGGGGCTGTTAGTTTTGCCACAGAAACAGGTTCGGCGTTTAGCACCGCCGTAGTATCCATCACTCTTGGCAATGTTCATAATTCTGCAGCAGGTATAACAACTATTGTGGAAGGGTCGATAAGTAAGACGGGCTTTACGCTAATAGAAAACGGCAATCAAGGTGGTTGTTATTGGATGGCGATAGGATATTAAATGAGAACCCAAATACATACAATAGTAGCACCAAGAGGCGGACTTAACCTCGGTTTACCGGCTGATCGGATAACTGATATTGAGTTAGCGGATGCGGAGAATGTCTTTTTCCAAGATGGGTTTATCAAGACAAGATACGGGTACAGTGCGTTTGGCACAAACCTTCCTCTCAGCGGCACATTAGTTCAGATTGACCAGTTCAAGGACTTTAACGAGACTACGTGGGTGTTTGCCTTAACAGACAAGAACATCTATCGTTGGGACTCAAGTAATACCAAATGGAATATATGGCCTGGGCCTAACGATAGTGCCACGGCTTATGGAGCGGGTGCATACGGCGAAAATCTGTACGGCGGGGCAGGGGCAGGGCTTTATGGGGCTGGATTGTATGGTGCAGGGCTTTATGGCCAATCTAACCAGTTTAACGGTGCGGATAACGACTTCTGGTCTTTTGATTTCATACAAGATGTGGCCGAATCCCAACCGTGGTGGGTAGCTACTAACAACACTGACCCTGTAATAGTATTTAAAGGCGGGTCAAACACGGCATGGGAAGAACTATTAAACACAATCGGCGGTGTTCCGTTCCGGGCAAAGTTCCTTGTAGAGTTTAAATCACATCTTGTATTTTTAGACACTACAGAAGGAGGGAGCCGTCTTCCTCAAAAAGTCAGATGGTCTAACACCGCCGACCCCAGCAATATAGACACGGGTAACGCTTCGTCTAACAATCTGTCCGGTACTGACTGGATTTCAGGGGCGGTCAAGTTCAGGGGCGACCTTCTTTGTATCGTAAAAGAAGACAGCGTATGGATTTGCTGGGCCACGGGCGACAGCGATATATTTGATTTTGATAGAAAGATTTCAGGGCAAGGCAGTCCGTCGCCAAGAACCATTAAAGTCATCAACGGAGATGTGGTGTTCCTTGGCAGAGATGATGTCTATATTTTTGACGGGGTATCGCTTGACCCGCTTGGTGTAGCATCTGATGACCCGCAAAGCACTAAGATTCGGAGGGAACTGGTACAACAAATTGCTTTCGCCCAGATAACAAGAGCGTTCGCTTTTGTCAGAGAACAAGATAAAGAGTATTGGATATTCGTACCCACTTCCGGTACGTATCCCGATACAGCGTTTATATACAATTATGAGTTAAGGAGCTGGTCAAAGTTTACTTTTAATGACAACATAACAGGGCATGGATTTTTTCAGTTAGACTCTTCGGTGGCTTATGACGATTTAGTAGGGTCTTTTGACGCACAGACATGGCGGTTTGGCGACAGGTCTTTAGGGGCCAGTTCCCCAAATCTTCTTTTAGGTGATAATGTGGGGAATGTATTTGAATATAGTTCACTTATCACAGAGGAAGATGGGACTGTACTAAATAAACAGTTCGATACAAAGGACTTTAACTTTACACGTATCGGTTCTGCAATGCGAATTAACAGGGCTGATATTAGTTTTACAGGTTCTAGTTTGGATTTGTATTATTCCATTGATAAAGGATCGAACTGGAATCTTATAAAGTCTTTCGGTTCAAGTTCTTCGTTGTCAAGACAGCAGGCATCGTTTAGGACAGCTTGTGACTGGATTCGGTTTAGATGTAGGGTAAACGCGATAGGCGGTAATTTTCAGTTTAATAGAATAAATATATTTTGGCAATACGCCGGACGCATCGGCACTTAATTAAGGAGTAAACCAATGTCAGTAACTCTTCCAACACAGGGCGGTGACTCAGGGACGTGGGGAACCGAACTAAACGCATTTATTAAGGGTAGCGGTATGTGCTATCTCGGTGAAGCTACAGTAAACCTACAAAACGGCGATTCAAAGACAACGGTTTACACAGTCCCAACGGGACAGGAAGCGTTTATATTCGCAATAATTATCCATAGCCCGTCCGGTTCGTTAGCAGGCGGAACAGACTTTGATATAGGCTCGGGCACGAACGCAGACACATGGATACAGAACGTAGACCTTTCCGGCATGACGGCTACTACCGATTATAGATGGATGTTTACTACGGGTATTCATACCACCGAGGCCGCTGCAGCGGCGTTTGGGATCAAACCTATCACTGGTGCTACCGGAGACGTTACTGCTACGATGATAAT